CCCAGCCATAATTTTCCTACCCAAAGCGTCAACTATATCTCTTATATGGAAGGTCATGAACAATTGATCATTTTGTAAAAATAAACCAAATTGCGAAAGATCAAAGTCAATGTCACCAACATTATAGATTACTCGTGTATGATAAACATCAGGCTCATATTTTCTATCCCTGTTTTCCAAAAATAGTAGATCTTGAATCGCAAGTTCGTTGAGTGAATCACCAGATCTTTCAGGTTGTGTTGCGTCATTAAGTTCGCCTTGGTCATTTGGAGACACATACTTGTGTATATAGGCGTCTGTGCCACCCACTTGAAACATTTCAGAAACATTGCGATCTATGAAAGCAAAATCATTTCCTTTTTCAGGTTTGAACAGAGATAGTCTTGGCATTTTGTATATTTATGGCACTATAAATACATGCCATGCCAGATACAGCACAAGCACAAACTACTGAAACACAAGTTAATTCTGCAAAACAGGAGATTTTCGATTACGTCAAAACAAGACTAGGTGATGGTATGATTGAGGTAGAACTTGATCCCAAGCATCTAGAAAACGCATTTGTTACATCCGTTGACAAATTTAGACAAAGATCGTCTAATGCAGTTGAAGAATCATATGGATTTATCGAACTACAAAAAGACCAAACAAATTACACACTGCCAGCAGAAGTTATTAATGTATCAAGAATATACAGAAGAACTGTTGGTGGTGCATCATCGTCTGAAGGTGGCACAACCTTTGATCCATTTGAATTGGCTTATACAAACATATATCTACTACAAACAGGAAGAATAGGTGGACTAGCCACGTATGATATGTTTGCTGGATATCAAGAACTAGTTGCTAGAATGTTCGGCGGCTTTATTAATTTCAAATTCGATCAACCAACAAGACGACTACAAATTTTCAGACGACAGCGTTCAAAAGAAATAGTTTTAATAGAACAATCAAACTTCCGACCAGACTTTATTTTACTTTCAGACATATATGCAAAGCCATGGATTAGAGAATACACACTGGCAGTTGCCAAATATACATTAGGTGAAGCAAGATCAAAATTTCAAACCATCGCAGGACCACAAGGTGGCGCAGGTCTCAATGGCGATGCATTGAAAAATGAAGCCATTAATGAGATGACCAAACTTGAACAAGAAATTGGCAACTATGCTGAAGGTGGCACACCTTTATCATTTACAATAGGATAATTTTTCTATATAATATTTTTATGATTATAGGCATATGTGGACTCATAGGCTCAGGCAAAGGCACTGTAGCTGATACATTAGTTTCCACATATGACTTCAAAAAACTTTCGTTTGCTGATAAACTTAAGGATGCTGTATCAGAAATATTTGAATGGCCAAGACAGATGTTGGAGGGCAAAACTCCGCAGTCGAGAGATTGGCGCGAAAGGCCTGATACTTT